GACTATTACTATTTTCTAAAATGGGATGACGCAATCCTTCGAGACGTAAGCCATCTCCAAGAGAAGGCTTACACCATTGAAGTTTCTGTGCGGTTGTTCCTAATGATAAAGAACAATCAATTGTTCCAATCCAATGAACCCATTCATCTTGGAAATCTTTCAATATATCCCATAACATATCACAATGAGGAATATATTCTTCTTTTAACACTCTCTCAAGTTTTCCTTCGGCTATGAAAATTCGTTGGCAAAATCGCGTAAATTCTTTTGTTTCTAGTTCAATCGGCCCAGACTTTTTCAAAGTGATTTGAAATTCTTCTTTCTTTTTCAACAAAGAATACAGATTTCTCGGCGCTTCTAAAGAATATCCAGACGTTGTTTTTTCTATTGATATTTGGTCTGAAAACGTTCCAGCAGTCTGATGTAAATTGGCACGAAACTCTGCCCAAATGGAATCAATCTCTAATTCAATAAGATGCGTTTTAGGACCTGCTTCTTCTGTTAAAAATCCTATGACACTTCCATTTGATCTCTTTACAGCTTTTCCCTCTTCAAAAATTTGTGTAAAATGAGTTCTGTAGGAATGTATCTTACTCATCAATTTATTTTCACATTGTATTGGTGTATTGAGAAGATTCTCTAGTAAACAAAACGTGGCACCGTAACTTTGAAATAATTGTAAGATATCTGTGGCATTTACATTTCCACAAGCAACTTTGAAATGTAAGCGTGGAATATCATAAATCCCTTTTAAATCTCGCTCAATGAGTCGTTTAACAGGTGTCTCTAAAGTAGTTGCCCATTCCACTTGATTCCAGCGTTTTTCTAAATCTGCACCATCTGTAATTGGCCTTAAAATTCGCTCTCTTAGAGCCCTCTTACCAATGGAAGAAAACGTATGGTCAATAATATCTAACACAGACGTATGTTTTTTTGTGATAATATTCAATTGTTCTATGATATTGTTTGAAAGGCGCATATACGTGGATGGATTATAGATAGTATGAGATGTTAGACGCTCTGTTTGGTGTGGAAAATGGTCTTCAATATAACGTAGGAGAAAGAGGAGAGATTTTTCAATAGATTCTGTGGAAATACTTAACAAGGTTTTCATTGGCATGAGAGATTTCACTTTGAACATTTTACGAAAAAATTCTTCACGCATATGTGATGATTCATCCGTATCTTCGAAACAATGGACTTGGCCTTTGCCTTGTAGGCCGAACATTCCTTTGACGGATTCGGCCGTTAATCCAGTGACGGCAACCACTTCAGAGACATTATATATTTGGAACATGTGTAAAATGGAGTCTGCCTCGTTTGTTTGGAGACTGAAGACTTCGCCTGTTGTGAGGTCATTAACAGATGTGGCGAAGCCAGTGTTTCCAGGGCAGAAATAGACTGAGGCGACGCTCATACGTTCTTGGCCGGCCATTTCAACATGTGTACCAGGACTAAGAATTCTCGCAGTTATGCGATCAATTACTTTATTTGCTGAATTTTTCACCTGATCAACAATAACAACCGTCCATCCTCTTGATGTGAGTGTCTGTGCAAATTTATCTCGCGATTGTTCAGGGATTCCAGCAAAGAAAGAGCCGTCCTCTTTTTTGGTGACTTGAATATTCATTATTCTTGCTGCTCTAAGAATTGACGTATATGGAGATTCTGTTTGCGGATTGATAACATCGTATAATTCATAGAATTTTCCAACAAGGAGAAAAATACAAGTATCATCGCCATACAAGGCCTGATATTTGTCGTAAAGTGATTTGTATGTTTGTATCATTGACATTGTCCTTATATATATTATGCAAAGAGACTTTAGATTGCTTTGCCTAAAGAGCACAATTGCGCAGTAAAAGATAATTCTCGTATGTATTTCTGAGAATTTTCTCATATTCAGACGTCATTGGTTTTTCGGGCGATTTTGAATTTAAAAGTTTGACATCTTTAAGAATTTTCTTGACTTCGTCTATTTTCAATTCACGACTTTCTTTTATAATTTGTTCGGCATTTTTCAAACGTTTTTTCATATCGGTTAAATTAAAGCGGATTTTGCGTGTGTTTGAATAATTGTGTTTCTTGCCTGATGAGTTCACAGTATGTGGGGCAAGATGTAATTTTTTCATTGATTTTTTCTTAGAAGGGGCAAGAACCAATTTCGGTTTTGGTTTTGTTTGTATTTCTTGGGCACCAGCAGGTCCTCCTGCTCCTGCTCCTGCAGCTCCTCCTGCTGCTGCTCTTGCAGCTCCTCCAATTAATGCAGGTGGTTTTGGTGGAGCGGGTGGTTGTAAAACCATAAGAGGCCCACTTCCTACTGTTGGACCTTCTGCTCCACCACGTTGGCTCGCAGAGCCAGAAGAGCCAGAAGACCCGCCAGATCCTCCAGACATTGTTCCAATCATTTTTCGGACATTTGAAATATTTGAGGAACGTAGAGGAATTTCACCAGTCGCCGACGGCTCATCGAAACCACCTTCTTGTGCATGTGTCTTTCGTTTCCTCGTCTTCCTCTCTTTTCTATATGCCGACACGGCATCTCCACGTATAAGAACTTGTTTTAGTTCATTTGTTCCTTCAGGCATATTCTCTAATATTGGCACAGACTTTATGAATATGTAACGAAGGCCACGCTACGATAATTTTTCACCCACTAATCCAAGTCCAAAGATACCTAAAAACGTCGCGGCAGTAGCCCCTTCAATAAGAGGAAATTCCCCTTTATCAAACTTATATTTGGTAGCAGCAGAAGCAACTAAAAATAAAAATCCACCAAGAGCAATATCTGCAACAGTTATTAAAATATTGAAATGGTTTATTAAAATTGTCAAAGATACGACGGCAGTAGTAACAAGAATAGGAATTGTCGGGGCATTCTTTTCATTTACATGTGTGAAATCCTTTAACGCCTCATATTTTTTACCAAGACTAAACATATATCGCGTCGTAGCCAAAAACGTAACAAACATCGTAACAATCATAAAGAATACGGCAATTACGGAAAATTGTGTTTTTATATCTCGTCCAATAATATTTGATAACATCGTTCCAATCACTTGTTCCAAATGTCCTTTTTTCAAATCTGTAAATATTATTACAGAAAGAGTCAACCCCAGAACAAATATAACTGCCAAAATATTACTTATATAAAACGAGCGAGGAACATCATCAGGATTTTTCGTTTCTTCAGAAAATTTCATTAATACGTCAAATCCTGCCAAAATATAAAAGAAATATAAGAAACTTTGTGTTAAAGATGGTTCTGGTATTGATGCTACATCAGGAATACTCGGCAATCCTTTTGACACAATTCCTCCAAATCCAAGAAGAGATAAGCCAGATAATAAAGCAATAAGAATAGAAGAGCACACATTTACAAACCCTTTATTTGCTTGAATTCCTTGTAGGGAAAAGAATCCCATACATACCACAATGCTTATTGAAAGAATACTCTGTAAAATCCATTGGAAATCGGGAACAATCATACGCACACATAAAACAAGAATCGTCGCCATAGAAAAAATATTGAATGTTAAAATGGAAGCAATCGTCAGATAAGAAGCTTCTTTTCCAAAGATTTTTTCTAAGAAATCAGATTCGGATGTATTTTTTTTGAATTCTCTAAATGCTTCTTCATATGTTTTTGAGCTTCCTAAGAAAAGTGCCGCTGCCCCTGTTAAAGCAAGAGGCCAATTATTTCCACCTTGTGCTATAGCATGACCTATTAAATTAAATCCCCCTGATCCAAAGATAGAAATTACACCAAAAAATATTAAATCTTTTAAAGATAAATTTTTAGATAAATCATCACTCATCTAATTCTCTTTGGAAAACCAAACAGAAGCCCAACTTAAAAATTGATTATAAAGTATTCCAGGTAAATATGTCTCTAATGTCTGATTCATGTATCTCACCTGAGTCAAATGACACATCAAACAACTATGCTACACCAACGAGAGAATTATGGCAGCGTATTCTAGAGCTCTATTTCAGTCAAGCAGACGGACAGCAGATTGTCAGTCATCAGATAGAGAGTTTTAATCATTTCATGCACGTGGATATTCCAGAAATCATTACAATGGTAAATCCAGTAATTGTCCGTGGAAGTCCAGAAATCCCTCTTTCTGGTCCTCGCTCTGCACTTGCCACTGCCACTGGATTAAGTACATCCGCAGCAAATGCATTAATGGGGCAAAAGGATGAATCTGTGGCCTCTCCTCTCGGCCCAGTCAATCGTGAATATGAAGTTCATCTTGAATTTAATAATCCGCAATTCAAAAAACCGACTATCTTTGAAAACAACGGCGCAGTTCTTCCCATGATGCCAAATGATGCCAGGTTGCGAAATATGACATATGCTTCGCCCCTCTTTGTGGATATTAATGTAACGTACATAGAGATTGACAATACGAATGGAGGAAAGCAGTCCATTAAGAAACGCCTCTTTCCTAACGTGCATCTTGGAAAGATACCTGTTATGGTCGGGTCAGCTTATTGTTTATTGAAAGACCAAGTATATATTCATCCATCTCGTGTTGGAGAATGTGCAGAAGATATGGGAGGATATTTCATTATTCAAGGTGGTGAGAGAGTCTGTATTAGTCAAGAGAGAATGTCAGAAAATCGCCCGTTTGTCTTTCGCAATAATAGAAATACTGCAAAAGAGTTGGAAGTCATTGAAGTAAAATCCATCGGACCTGATAACGATCAGGTGCCAAAATCCAATTCTGTGCGTATTATGTATAATCCAAAGAACACTCAAATCCTCCTACTCAGATGCACACTTCCTCGGATGAAAGCACCCATTCCTCTCTTTATTGTATTCAAAGCCCTCGGCATACAGTCAGATAAAGAAATTGTGAAACTCATTCTAGGACCTAACGGAGATAGTGTGTTTGATTCTATCATCCATGAATCTATCATGGAATCGTCCCACGTTCAAAGCCAGAATGATGCCGTGGAAGCAATGAGTACATATGTAAAGACATGGTCAATTCGTGGGGCACGCCCACAAATCCTCGTAAAAGATATCCTATCTGAGGAATTATTTCCTCACATTGGAAGCGACGACAAGGCGTTTGAAAAGGCGTGTTTTCTTGCTCATATGACTCGCAAGGTTCTTTGGGTATCGATTGGTCGCATTCCAAACGACGACCGTGATGCATATCCAAATAAGCGCGTGGATTTACCTGGATTTCTTCTAGCAAATCTCTTTCGCACACATTTTGCCACAATGTTAGTAAAAGATATTAAGACATATCTATCCAAGGAAATTCACGGTGGAAGTTGGAAAGCCACTGGGAATTACGAAGATATTCTGAATATTAGCAATATTCACAAAGTCATCAAATCTACCAATTTAGAAGTGGGAATGAAGACGTGTTTGGCCACTGGAAATTTCGGATCCGCCAAAGCCGGCGGCCCATCTAAAAATGGCGTCTCGCAAGTTCTCAATCGCCTGAATTACATTTCAGGTCTCTCGCATTTACGTCGTGTAAGCACGCCTATTGAAAAGACTGGGAAACTCATTGCTCCAAGAAAGCTTCATAATACTCAATTTGGATATATTTGTCCTTGTGAGACACCAGAAGGACATTCGGTTGGAGTTGTGAAAAATATGTCTACCACGGCAATTGTAAGTATATTCAGTAATCCCAGAACAATTTACGATTTTATTCTTTCCCTCAATACGCTAAATCTTCTTGACAAGCAAACAATTATGTCATCTTTTACAGACACGCGTCTATTCTTGAATGGTGCCTGGTTAGGAACAATGGGGGTTGAAGCCACTGAGAAGACATTGCACGCTTTACGCAATGCCAAACGTTCTTGTCAAATTCATCCACAGACTGGCATTATTTGGAAAATTGGTTTGAAAGAGTTATGGATCACAACCGAAGCCGGCCGCATGCTACGACCTCTTCTGTATGCAGAAGCCTTGCGTGAAGTTTTGAAGAATAAGGTGTTACAGGATGATCTACATCGTATTACGACATGGGAGGAATTTATGCTATGGAAGAGTCCAGGGGGGCACCATTTGATTGAGTATATTGACCCAGGCGAGACGGAGGGGTGTCTTATTGCCATGTCCCAGAAAGATGTGTTAGAGGATAGTTCTAAGACTCACTCTGAGATTCACGCATGCACGGCCCTAGGTTCCCTCGCATCCAATATTCCTTTTCCAGACCACAATCAATCTCCCAGAAACGCGTATCAGTGCTTAGCGGAGAATACACCTGTTCTCATGGACGATGGGAGTCGCAAAGAAATTCGTAATATCCAAGTGGGTGATATTGTCACAACATTCAATCCTTTAACACAAATGCCAGAACCATCCAAGGTAATTCATCATTATGTTCGTGAAACAAATAAAAGAATATTTACAATTGTTACAGAATCTGGGAGGACAATTGTAGCAACGGAAGATCATCCTTTTATAACTCCAGAAGGATGGAAAGAGGTTGAACAACTAAATTCCGATGATCTAGTAGGTATTCAAATTCATCCAGAGTCTGTATCAACTGAGATAGAATCCTATACTGTTCTTGCTGAAAATACTCTTCTTGAGTCCTTTGTACAGGATGGCTTGAACGCGGCAAAGAAGCACATTGAAGATATTCGCAAGGCGGGTCTTCTGCCATTGATATCTAATAACAGTAAATTACTCATTCTTGCTCGCATTGCTGGTCATTTGATGACAGATGGTAGTATGGGGATATATGATAAGAAACATGGGGGACTAACAGCACAAGTTTC